CCAATCCGAGAAGCCGTAGAGGACATTAGATCCGAAACTAAAACAAACGGCGGAACCTCAATGCGAGACGAAATTAAAGCCATTAAAAAAGAACAAGAAGACGCGAAACAACTTCGTAAAGCAACTAGCGATAAACTAGATCATATGTATGAAGTGTTATTAGATTTCGTTGCTCGTTCTAAATAATTACTATATATTATATATAAAAGATATTTTAAATACTTTACTTGCTAGTTATTCTTTTCTTTATATATTTTAAGTATACACTACTAATACCCTGGATTTTACACTTTACGAAAAAAGTTACTATAACAATTTGATAACAATTTCTTAATACTCTGGATTTATAACTTTTTGTTATACTTTATACTATTTGTCCTATTTATAACGTTTTGTTACAATTATACTATTTGTCATAATATAATGTTATAATTTTTAGGCTGGCACCTAGATTCTACCCCCACCCCACTGCGTCTAGGTGTCCAGTTTTATTTAATGGTATAATCAATTATTATGTGCGCTCCTATTATAGAAAAATTTGGTGCTACACCAGCCAACATTCAATGGACAGTAGTCCGTGGAGACACAGCAACACTTCTTGTAGAGTTCTTAGAAGATGATGAAGTCACAGGGTTTGATACAAGCGATTGGACGTATACGGCAACCGCATATGATCCAGTTGGAGATCTTTTAGACGACCTATCTGTAGAAGTAAATGGACATACAGCAACAATCACAGCGCCAGCATCAGTTACTTCAAATTGGGGAACAGCCTACAAGCAAGTTGCTGCAGAGTTAAAATTTGACCTACAGGTAACAATAGAGGGTGGAAGTGGAGCAGATGCAGATATGGTCTGGACTCCAGTACTTGGAACTATCTGCGTACTTAGTGATATTACTCCTGGATTATAATGACTGTCATTAAAGTTTCAACTCCAACACCAAACCTACCGCCAGTTATTAAAATTGGTAAAAAAATATTTAAAACAAAAATAAAGTAGTTTAGGATGAGTCATGGCTAAAAGCATGGACTTTCCTAAAAAGAAAAAATATTCAGAAACTGTTCAAGAAGAAAAACAAATAGAATACATCTCCGTTCCTGGCATGCAGGGCGAAAAGGGTGATATAGGCCCTGTAGGACCAGCAGGACCACAAGGACCAAAGGGTGATAGAGGAATCCAGGGTAAAGACGGTAAAGAAGGTCCACAAGGACCTAAAGGAGATCCAGGTAAAAGTAACGGACAGTCATATGAAAGCCCTTCTGGACAATATCCAGGATGGGCATATTATAAAAATAAAAGTGAAAATAAAACAAAGATTGGACCAGAAAGAGGAGACGACGGATGGGTAGCAATATTTTTAGAAATAGATAAAGCAGGAAGCATTGAAAAATATCTTCCAAACAAGTCAGTATCTCTTTTAAACGAAGTTGCAAAAAAGGTTAATTTTAAAACATTTCAAGAGGGCACAATGGTTAACATTAGATATGACTTAGAAATAGAGACATACAACAACAATACAGAACTATGGATTAGGACATTTTCCGTAGATGATGAACATTCTGTAACTGGATATCTTGGAAACTTAAAGTATCAATACTCCTACGATCTTTCTTTTTACCAAACCATCTTTATAGAAGACAGGGCTGTTAAGATTTTTGGGGGAATCCCACAAATTAGATCAGACAACGAAGGTGCTGTTATACTAAAGGGTATCTATATATCAGTGTCTTAATGGTATAATTAAGCAGGAGGACTAATGGCATTTCCAGGCTCATATAATTTTAATTACTATCGTGGTGATACCGCTGAATTTGTGATACGCCCAAAAACAGCAAATGGATCAGCATTTGATTTAACAGGTTTTTCAGCAGATTTTTTTATTGCTAATACAAGAGGTCCAAATCCAACACAGTCTTACGAAGCGCAGGCAGTAGTTTCTGGAGTTACAGATACTGTAACATGCACAATTTTGCCAGGGGTTGGAAGAGACCTTGCTGCTGGAACATATGTATACGATGTACAAATAGACAATGGTCCAACCGAAATTTATACAATTTTAACAGGAACGATTACAGTAACAAATGATATTACTGGAGCAGATGAATCATAATGGTAGATGTATTATTAAACACTGAAGATGTAGTCGTACTAGGTCCACCGCAAACTATTGATGTTCTAGTAGATATTGGTCCACAAGGAACTCGTGGAACAAAATTTATTGTAGGCTCTGGAGAGCCAAATCCACAAACATCAAGTGGAGTACTTCTTGGTCAAACACTTATATTAAACGACATGTATATAAATGTTGCACCAGGAGCAAACTATGGATATCTATATCAATATGTATCTCAGCCAGGTGGAAATACTTGGACACAAGTTTTAAAAATTAGTCCCGCAATATATTCTGCTGTAGAAACAGTTTCTTTTACATCTGGGGCTGGATCAATAACTATTCCGATATCAAACATAGTAACAGTTAGTGGCTCACCACTTACCGCTTCAAACTTTAGTGTACAGTTTCAAATTGAAGGAGCAAACCCAATCGCTTCATCAATGGAGATTCCTGCTTTAGCAGGGGCTGGAACAAATTTAGTAATAAATTTTGACGCAGTTCAATATAGTAGTGGTAGTTGGTCAACACTTACAGGAAATAAAATAGTACACCTATTTATCTCTATAGTTTGATAAAAATGGTATAATCTTAAAAGAGGTGAGACCCAATGGCAGTAGAAAACATAGGAAACTTAGTACCAACTAAAATTCCAGCATTGATTGACGATGCTAACATTCAGGATGCTTTAAAGGCATACCATTATGGATCATATGATTTTGATACCGCAGAAACCGATCCAGAAGAACTTTTAAATCCATCTATTGCATATACTATTAATGATTTACAAGATCAAATTGACACAAAGGCTGCATTAGAAATTTCAGCAAGAGACATTTCAAGAGCAACCACAACTGCCCCTACTGCAGCATCCTTTACAGCATTTTCTGCAACAATTCCAGATGGATACATTTGGTTAGACAAAGATTCTTCTGCTGGTGTTGGATATTTTTCTGCAACATCGGTTTATACAGCAAGCGCCCCATCAACAAATTTAGCAAATGGACTTATATGGATTAAAAAAGGATCAAGTCCACTTGAGATGTATGTTTATAATGGCGATACTAGCGCTTTTGATAGGGTAATTTAATGCCTACAGTATTTGATTCAGACGGGAAGGCAGCCTACGTATACAATGCAGCAGACGATACCTGGTATCAAGTTTCTGGAAAGACCGATATCTCTGGAACATTTGAATGGACTGGTTTACATACCCACCTATCTAGTTTAACTGCAACAGATCATTTTACTGCAAAAAAAGGAACCAATAATTTTCTTAATCCAGCAGCAAGAGATGCATCAATTACTTCACCAGTTGCTGGATCAGTATGTTTAATAAGACAAGATGGCAGCGGAAATACCATAAACCAACTTCAGTTTTATAGTGGGTCTGCATGGGTTGCCTTTATTCCAACACAAACTGGAAATGCTGGAAAAACCTTACAAACAGATGGTATAATTGCATCATGGCAAGATTCACCAGACCCTACAACAACAGTGTTCTTGCATATGGGAGGATAAAAAATGCCAATAGTTTATAAGGTTTTAGGTCAGGTTAAGCCAGCAGCAGCAACGGCAACTACTGCATATACAGTTCCTGCTGCTACATCAGCAGTGATATCTTCAATAAATATATGCAACACATCTGCAACAATTTCTGAAAGTGTTAACATTTCCATAAGAGTTGCTGGAGAAAGTGCAGACGATAAACAATATATATATGATGGTTTAATTTTGCAACCAGCAGAATCTCTAAACGCTGTTCTTGGTATTACTTTAGCAACAACAGATGTTGTTACAGTTTATTCAGTTGGTGGATATGCATCATTCAATATCTTTGGATCGGAGATATCATAAAATGGCAAGCGATAGAGTAAATAGTAAGACTCCAGTTGGAATTGCTGAATACAACTCAAGTGGTTTTTATAATGCACCAGCAGGAGTAAATAGAATTTTTGTTAGCACAATAGGCGCATCAGGAGGACCTGGTGGATTAACAGTTAACGGAGCAGACACTAGCGGTCAGGGTGGAGCAGCAATTTCTGGAGGAGCAGCATATTCAATAAGTCCAGGAGTTACTTATACAGTAACCATTGGAGCCGTTGGTGCACGTGGTGCTTCTGGAACTAATATCGCTGGTCGTTATGGAATAGAAGGAACAAATAACGGTGGAACGGGTTCAACTGGAGGCTCAACAACATTTGATTCAACTATAACTGCCAATGGTGGTACTGGAGGATCTGGTTCAGGAAATGCCATTGCAACAGGAACTGCAGGAACAATGTCATTTGGACAGACAACATTACCTCCAGTATATCCAGCAGGAGCAGTTGTAAGAACAGTTAATACATCAACGGGAGCAACACAAGGTTTACGTGCTGGAAAAGTTATAATTTTTCCTTTAACATAAAAAAATATTTATAAAATTGGGGGTGATGTTTTTATGAAAAATAATAAAATTGTTTTTACAGATATGATGAATGTTAGTTCAAAATATTGTCCTAAACCAGCATCTCACTTTATTCCAGATTGGTATAAAGAAACAGATTCTTATCTTGGAAAAATTAAAAAACCAAATGGCAGTGGCACCACATCAGCAACAATAAAAAGATGCATGCCAGTTTTTGATTCAATAAATGCGGGTTATATAATTACAACATATGTTGATGTTTATGTCTCTTCAGCAGAAGCAACATACATTGACCCAGAAGATAATAAAGAAAAAAATATAAAATTCCCAAAATATGAATGGCCAAGCCTAGAGCCTGTAAAATTTCATGACTTTATTCAAGCCCCATTATATCCTGGAGGAGAAAAAAATATTTCTTATCCAAAATGGTCAAATCCATGGGGAATAAAAACACCAAAGGGGTATTCAACATTGTTTGTTTCTCCAATGCATAGAGACATACCTTTTAAAATTTTAGAGGGGGTTGTTGATACTGACAAATACTCAGCACCAGTAAATTTTCCCTTTACACTAAAGGATATTTCTTGGGAAGGACTAATTCCAGCAGGAACCCCAATAGCACAAGCAATACCTTTTAAAAGAGAATCTTGGTCAATGAAAATTGGCGGAAAAGATGAATTTGATAAAAATAATAAAATACTTATTGAACTTAGAGAAAAGTTCTTTGACTCCTATAAAAATCTTTATAGATCTAATAAAGAATACAAGTAATATATTAGTGGTATAATTGGCGTAGGATAAAACCTACTATATTTATGATTGGAGACAAAATGGCAAACTATGCCGTATTAGATGAAGAAGACACTATTATAAATGTTATTGTTGCTGAAACAAAAACAATTGCAGAGCAGGTAACTGGTAAGGTCTGTGTTCTTGCATCAGATGAATGTATTCTTGGAGAAAAATGGATTGATCCAGCAGTCGCTGCAGCAGCAGCAGCAGCGGAAGCAGCAGCAGCAGCGGAAGAAGCAGCAGCGGAAGAAGCAGCCGAATAAATTTTAGTATAGAATAATTTTTATAAAATATAAAACCCCCCAAGCCAAAAGCAAGGGGGGTATTTTTATATTAAATGTTATTACTTACATGGATACTGGTTATACCACTCTTTATACCGTTTTCCATTTACGGAACTCCATGAAGACCAATCTGCTCCACCCTTAGTCATGTGAAGAGCAATCTGTGCATTAACCACGGGGTTAAGCAATTCAGCATTTGAGTCTAACTCAAACTTTTCTCTACGATCTGACCCAAGTTCTCCTAGCATATTTATTTGAAATACACCATAAGAACTATCTCCAGTTTTTACGTTACCGTTAAAAGCAAGGGGACGACCATTAGACTCTGCCTTTGCAATAGCACAAGCAGATCTCAAAGCCTTACCTTTAAACCCTACAGCCTTTAACATATCAACTAGTTGCTCATCAGTCAAGTTGTGAGCATTTTCATACTTTTCAAGTTTTTTCTCTTTAGAAACCAAAAATGCCACCTTTGGGGTGGCGGAGACTTCTATAGAGTTTTTACTTAGTAAGTTGTTTTCATTTGTTGCATTTGCAGTAGCCGAAAAAACGGTACTACAAATAACCAAAACTAAAACCCCTAACCAAACGTTTGCTTCTCTCATTGTAAATTACCTCCTAGAGAACAAATGCTACCAACAGGTAGCATATATTAATTATAACATGGATTTGCCAACTAAGTCAACTTTAGACAATAAATAATAAAAATATTTTAAATATTTATTTAGTTAGTGGTATAATGATATGATTATGGCAACATTTAGAGATCAAGCGCTTAGTTCTTATTCAGTTGGATCTACCCCACCAAATGTGGTTTGGACAGTTGTAAGAGGCGATACAGCCGCTTTTAGAGTATATGTAACAGATGACAACAAAGACCCACTAATAATTGCTGACTGGGATATTGAAATGGAAGTTAAACGTCCTAATACAAAGCCTGGTGATTTTACAGACGATGCAGAGTTAATTACTACTTTAGCACCAGCCCCAGGAACTGGCGACGGTAGTGGTGAATTTACAGTTTCATTAACATCAGGACAATCAACCTTGTTAGAAACTGGCGATATATTTGATATTGAATTAAGCGATGAAAGTCGTGTTTGGACGGTAGCCAGAGGGACAATGAACATTATTGAAGATGTAACCAATAGTGAGTCATAATGGCTTCAGTTGTAATAACAAATAGTTCTAGCAATAAAGTAGGATTAGTATCAACAACAGATTACCCAAAAACAAAGGTTTTGTCCTCTGTAAGGTTAACCAAGATAAACGAAGTTCTTCCATTTAGAATCAAACTTACAAACATTGGAATACCAAGCGCATACTCCAATATCCCTGGAATTGGATTACAAATCATTGGAATCAATAACTATATTCTTTAACATAATGCTATAATAGGCCTATGGCAAAGATATCAACCACCAACGTAAAAGCCTTGTTTCAAACAGGTGATAGACCAACTCAGGAAAACTATGTAGACTTAATTGATAGTACTTCTGCTAGGTCTACTGACCTTGGATCAGATGGCAACAATGAGTCAACAATTAATGGAATTGAAAACTCAACGGTTTTTGATAACTTTACCGCAAGTGAATGGCGATCAATGAAATATATGGTTTCCATTAAATATGTAGCAGGTGGTGCAAACAAGTACTACTCTACAGAAATAAGTATTCTGATTGATGGAACAGATGTTAACGTCACTCAGTATGCAACAATTGACAATGATGGGAATATTGGCACCATCTCTGTTTCAAGGGCTGGAGACACAGTTTCACTAACTGTTGTTCCAGTAGGGGGAATTACACCTATAACTCTACGCTACATGCGTATGGGGTTAAAGGCCTAACCAAGGAGATATAAGATGGCAACAGTAACAAAAGATTTTAGAGTAAAAGCGGGACTGGTAGTTGAAGGATCAACTGCGACCGTTAATGGAAAGAACGTAATCACAGCAGGCGTTGTAGACGCTAAAGGTGATTTAATTGTAGGTAGCGCAGACGATGCAGTTGCTCGTTTAGCAATTGGCACAAACGGTCAAGTACTTACAGCAAACTCATCTGCAACATATGGTGTTGAGTGGTCAGCCCCAGCAGCAGTTGGTGTATTTGATACATCAATTACATTTGAAGGCGCAACAGCAAATGATTACGAAACAACTCTTACAGTAGTTGACCCAACAGCAGATCGTACAATCACACTTCCTAACGTATCAGGTACTGTAATTACAACTGGTGATGACGGCACAGTAACTAGCACAATGATTGCTGATGGCACAATTGTAAACGCAGATATTAATGCATCAGCAGCGATTGCTGCTAGC